GAACAAGACGGATTTTTCATAAATCAAAAACTACTTAGTAGAGACCAAAATAGGACTTGTCCTGTTTGTGAAAAGTATTCTTTTCATCCACGTGATGATTTGTACATGAATAAGTTTGAAGCTTGCTTCAGGTGTTTTACTCAGTACATAGATGGAAGAGAAGAACGATGGATCGATGGTTGGAGACCTAACAAGGAAGTATAAGATGGCAACAGTACTAGAAATTATTCAAGGAATCGCACAGGCAGCAGCCAATGGTGCATGGGACGGCGCCCACTCTGCCGACCTTCAAGCTGACGGAAAAGCCCGAGACGCTGGACTAAAGCGTAATGACGGCCATTTTATTAATGACCGCCGCGTCATGGATGGCTTCGGCGTCAAATTTCATGGCCCCCTTCTCCGTGTAACATATCAGTCAGAAGTGCGGATCAAGGATGTCGCACAGAATGGTTTTGAGAACGATATCGAGGCTCATATTGCAGAAATAGTTAAGTTTCTCAAGAAAGAGTATAAGGCCGTGACGGGAAACACTCTTAAGCTTACCAAAGAAGGAGACTCCAGTATTCTGGTCCAACGTATCTCTAATTACCGTACCGATTGTCAAGCACACTGTGACTACAGAATCGGCGGCCTGACTGATATGGTCGACGTCGATGGCGGGAGCGACGAGGATCGTTTAGAGGGGGCTATTGCTGACTGGTTAAAACTGGGCCCTAAAGGGCGCCCGAAGAACGATACTCGCAAAGGTAAGTAACATATGTTATGGCGAATGCCCTTACTAAAAAAGAGATTCTAAAAGAGATAGTAAAGGCCGGCAAAGACCCGGTATATTTCACTATCAATTATTGTCGCATCTCCCACCCCCAGAGAGGCCTAATTCCCTTTAAAGCGTACGACTACCAGCAAGAACTCCTGAGGGATTTCAACGACTACCGGTTCAATATTATTCTCAAAGCGCGACAGCTTGGGATATCAACAATCACCGCAGCCTACATCGCGTGGCTTATGCTTTTCCACCGGGACAAGAACATTCTTGTCGTCGCAACCAAACTTCAAACGGCAACAAACCTAGTAAAAAAGGTTAAAGCAATCATCAAAAATCTTCCTGCCTGGATGAGAATCTCAGACATCGAGATTGATAACCGAACTTCTTTTGAGCTAAAAAACGGTTCACAGATCAAGGGCTCTTCTACCTCCGGCGACGCCGGCCGATCGGAAGCTCTATCCTTATTGGTAATTGATGAGGCCGCCCACGTTGAGAAATTGGGGGAATTGTGGACAGCTCTGTACCCCACTCTGTCGACTGGTGGTCGTTGTATCGCCCTCTCCACCCCCAACGGGGTAGGAAACTGGTTCCACCAAAACTGTGTCGAATCTGAAGCTGGCACGAACGCTTTTAATATGACCACTTTATTGTGGGATGTTCACCCTGACCGCGGCAAGGCTTGGTTCGAAAAAGAAACCAAGAACATGTCGAAGCGCCAGATTGCTCAAGAGCTGGAATGCAACTTTAATGTGTCTGGTGAAACTGTAGTACATCCGGATGACATTCAATGGTATCTAGAACGCGCATGCGCACCGGAGTATCGTACTGGTTTCGATCGCAATTACTGGATATGGAAAAGACATGACCCTGAGAAGTCTCACTTAGTCGTCGCTGATGTTGCCCGCGGCGATGGAAAGGACAACAGCGCTTTTCATGTCTTTGAATTAGATACCATGGAAGTAGTGGCAGAATATGTGGGAAAACCGACCCCCGATGAGTTTGCAGACATTCTGGGGAGCGTCTGCGGGGAATATGGAAACCCTATGTTGGTAATAGAAAACAACAATATTGGGTATGCAGTGCTTAAAAAACTTCAAGACTCGGGGTATCCTAATCTATATTACTCCGCAAAGGGAACACATGCATATGTGGACCCCATAAGCGCACAATGGCAATCTAACGTGATCCCCGGATTTACTACTTCTTCTAAAACACGACCTCTGATTGTAGCAAAGATGGAAGAGTTTATGAGAAATAAACTAATTATAATTAACTCCAATCGTTTGCTTTCCGAAATGAAAACCTTTATTTGGAAGTCAGGAAGACCTCAGGCAATGAGAAGCTATAACGATGATCTAGTGATGTCGTTTGCAATTGGGTGCTGGGTAAGGGATACTGTGATAGTGGAAAGCTTGAGAGGCGTAGAATACAATAAAGAGTTCGTATCTGCTATTTCTACATCTAAAACCCGCATATCCACCACGATCAAAGGAATGCAAGGTCACGAAAAAACACAAGAATCTCTAAGGAATGACGAAGCGGTAAAACATGTTCATGAATACTTCGCTTTATTAAAAGGATAAATTATGGCTGACTCTACTCGCAACACACGAAACCCCGCGGCCCCATTGTTCAAGCGCTTGACGCGCTTGCTGTCAGGCCCCATTGTTAATTTCCGGGCACAACAGGCCCGACAAGAACAGCGCGGCAATTTAGATAAATATCGTTATCGTTTCCGCTCAATGAGCGGCCAAGAGTTTAAGCGCGCCGACAACAACATGTCGCAGAACTATAACTTGTTTACTTCTGCTGCGTTCAGAAACCAGAACCGCGCTGAACGTTACACTGACTTCGAGCAAATGGAGTACATGCCCGAGATTGCATCTGCCCTAGATATCTATGCAGATGAAATGACCACCTCTAATTCATATGATAAGATGCTAAGCATCTCTTGTATGAACCTAGAGATTAAGACTATTCTGAATTCATTATTTTATGAGGTTTTGAATCTCGATTTCAATGCATTCGGCTGGGCGAGGTCCATGTGTAAATACGGTGACTTCTTTCTATATTTAGACATCGATGAAAAAATGGGGATCACGTCAGTTATCGGCCTCCCCAATAATGAGGTTGAACGACTGGAAGGTCAGGACTCGACAAATCCCAACTATGTCCAGTATCAATGGAACGGCGCAGGAATGACCTTCGAAAACTGGCAGGTCGCCCACTTCCGAGTTCTGGGCAACGATCGACATGCTCCGTATGGCACCTCGATCCTCGACCCGGCCCGACGCATCTGGCGCCAGGTGGTGCTCTTAGAGGATGCTATGATCGCCTATCGCGTCGTCCGCGCCCCAGAGCGCCGCGTCTTCAAAATTGATGTGGGAAACATTCCACCGCAAGAAGTAGCTCAGTACATGGAGAAGGTTAAAACAGAGATGAAGCGCAACCAGTTGGTGGATGCGAAAACTGGCCGGGTTGATTTACGTTACAACCCGCTTTCCCTAGAAGAAGACTATTTTATTCCGATGCGCGGCGGGGTGGGATCAGATATTGTTTCACTCCCCGGCGCCAAATCACTCGACGATATTGAGGATGTAAAGTACATGCGCGACAAAATGTTTGCCGCAATCAAAATCCCTCAGTCGTATCTTACAAACTTAGAGGGTGACTCGGAAGACAAGGGTACTCTGGCACAGAAAGATATACGTTTCTCCCGTACGATCCAGCGGCTGCAGCGTTCCCTCGTTAGTGAACTAGAGAAGATTGCAGTAGTTCATTTATACACCTTAGGCTTCCGAGGAGAAGATCTTCTTAGTTTTGATCTCGCACTAAACAATCCCTCGCGCCTGGCGGAGCTGCAACAACTGGAATACCTGCGTACCAAGTTTGATACCGCTAATGCTATTCCAGAGGGCACATACAGCAAACGCTGGGTCGCTCAAAATATTCTTGGCCTATCGGATGATGAATACCTTCGCAATCAGCGCGAGACATTCCATGATCGGAAATTCCAACAAGCTCTCGAAGCGGTTACTGAGCAAGGCGCCGAGGAAGCCTTGGGTGGTGACCTCGGTGGTATGGGCGGCGACTTCGGTGATGAAGCCATGGGCGACGATCTGGGTGGTGATGAACTTGGCGGCGACCTCGGCGGACCCCCCGAAGGCGGCGGAGAAGAGTCTCCCCTTTTGGCAGCCCCCGGCCGACGCGAGGATATGATGGAAGCAGATGACGTCCATCATTATGATAATAGTTCGTATGAGACTAAACAAAAGAGAGGCGGCGACGATCGTCGGCTCGGAAAATCAGGTCCGACCAGACGCAATATCAAAAACACAGCCCTCCCGGAAGCGACCCGGGGAGCCACACCCCGTTCCCGCCGCACTGGCATCGCCGGCGTTCACGACCTGGGAATAGGAAAAATGGATTTCAAGTCTCTAGTTGGACTGGAAGAACAAAAGAGTTCTATTTATACTAGCGCGGAGACAACTTTGATCGAAGATACGAAAAAGGTCCGCCGGCTAGTAGAACAACTAGAGAGGACAGAGGTAAAAGAAGATGAAACATAATAAAAAAAGAAACACAGCTTTTATTTATGAAACTTTGACGCGCGCGCTAACCAAGGCCATCATGGATAAAAGCCTTCCTCGCAAAAAAATGGTTGTGAAGATTCTGAAAGAACACTTAGGAAAAGAAACCATCTTAGGTAAAGAGTTAACATTGTACCGAGTTTTGTTAGAAACTTCAAATCTTCAAGATAAAGTGGCCTCGCGACTTTTGGAAGAAACCAAAAGAGCCTATGAGCGATTGGATGAAGCAACAATCTTCGATGCACAATCACGTCTCATCGCCGCCATTAATAAGGGCCTCGGCCAGGAAGTGTGGAGCACCTTTGTGCCTAATTTCAAGTCGATAGCTTCTGTGAGTGGAATCTTCAGCCAGAAGACGGCCCTAAAGAAACGCGTCTTATTTGAGCAAGCAATTGTAGATGGCATGAGTCTGCCCACAGAAGCCGCTCCAACCCAGCTGCAGCCCATCGATAACCTGACCTACCACTCTTTTATCAAGAAGTTTAACACCAAGTACAAAGGACTCCTTCAGGAACAGCAGAATCTTTTGACTCAATATGTCACGAGCTTCTCTGACGATGGATTAGAACTCCGCGTCTATCTTAATGAAGAGATATCCCGGCTTAAAGGAATTCTGTCGACTGCGCTGAAAACGACGCCGGAACCAGTTATCGCTCAAAAAGTAGAGGAAGTCTACAATTACCTAGAGGGATTTCGCAAAAGAGAATTTGAGGAACAAGATCTTGGGAAAGTACTTAAGGTCCAGTCTTTGACTGAGGAGCTATCAGCAAATGATTAAGATCAAAATCGGTGGCCCACAAGCTACCTTGGAAATAAATGCTCGGAGGGCCCTCGATGGATCTTTGCTTATAATGGATCATAAGAAGATTGATATTGCAGTAATGCCAGGGACAATGAAAGTAGTCACGTTTCCAAAGACCACAGCAACAGAAGATGTTTATGATTACCAGAATCGTCTTATGGAACTTTTGTCGGATAAAGGTGTGGTAGACCGCAGCAGTATTCAGGGGGGTAATATATTTAGATCCCTTGAGGCAGATGTTTTCCCCAACGAACAAGTGAATTCTTTACAGGCTACCGTTTTTGTAATTGGAGAATGGCTAATCGGTGAGACTCAGAGCGATCAAATTGCAGCCGACTATGAGAAAGAGCTAGAAGATATGTATACTCACCCCGGCGACCGTGATTCCACGGAATACGGTGAAGTTCCGCAAGGCGGACAGAAGGGCTCAATGCGCCCGGGCTATTACTACTACCCACTGAGGAACCGATACTAATGAAACTTGTAATGGAAAACTGGAAGAGATTTTTGAAAGAATCTAGAGACGAGTACCCCGAAGACGAGGCCCCCGACGAAGACGACGACGGCGCCCTCCGCCCTCGGGAACTCGATCACCTCCGGAGCGATGCGCACAAAGCCATCGATGACCTCGTCCCTGGCGAAGAAGTTGAGGTAGACTTAGATGAAGGCGACATCGACGTCGGCGATATAGATTTAGGTGATGGTGGGATACAAAAGGACATCGATAAAATACTTGGCATCTTGCAAGCCCAAGGATTGGATCATAGTTCCAACCCGGATGCAGTCACCGACGCCCTGAACTATTTGCTGACCGACCACCCGGAAGATGCGGTTGAGTACGTAAGAAATAACTGGTCACGAATAGAACTCCGGACCGCACAGCTTTAGAATAGAAAGAAGATTTAATGGAATTATTACATTTTGTACTTGCCGCTTACGGCATGACATTTATTATTATACACGGACATATTTTCAATAAGATACGCCCAGAATGCGCTTCCTGGGGCGGCTTCGGTCGCCTATTCCATTGCCACCTGTGCATGGGATTCTGGGTTGGCGTGTTTCTATGGGGCATTAGTCCATATACAGAACTATTTAGTTTTAGCAGTCAGCCCATAACAGCGTTCATGTGCGGCTGCATTAGTGCCGGCACCTCATATTTTTTGAGTATGTTGGTAGAAGATTACGGGATCCGAGTGACCCACAAAGGAGGTGAGCAATCATGAAAAAATGGATGATC